CTCCAAGCTGTTCGCCATCGGCCCGAACCGGATCACCAACTTCCGGTCGACCAACGCCGGCGGCACGGTTATTTCCGGCCCCTGTACCATCGCCAACATCACACCCCCGGGCGGCGATGCGAACTCTCCCTCCGCCTTCGGCTTCGAGGTGCATCTGAACGGCAAGCCGACGAAGGTTGACCCGGTCGCGGCCACGGCGCTGCCCCTTACCATCGCGGCCTCCGCGGCGACCTCCGGCTGCACGAAGGCGACGATCACCAGCCTGGGCGCCGGGAACCACGTGGGCTACAAGCTGTCCACGGCGGCCCTGGTCGTCAAGAACCGCGAGTACGTGGGCGATTATGTCGCCTACACCTCGGCGGCGGACATCGCGGCGGTCGCGGGCCAGTACCTCAACGTGTACGAGCTCGACGCCTACGAGCACGTCGTCAAGTTCATCAGCCAGGTTCTCGCCTCGGGCGACATCAAAGCGTAAAAGCGTCCTCCTTCCCCCTTTCCTGCAGGGGCCGTAGCAGGATAGGCCGCCCGCGCCGAATCGCGGGCTTCATTTCCGGTGAAGGAGGAAATGCATGAAAGAGTTTAATTTCAAGGAACGCAAGAACGTCCTGGTTCTGAAAATCTGCGGGAAGGATTACCGCTTCGACGTTTCACCGACCAACTACAAGTTCGTCAAGGCCATTTCGGCGATCTGGCGCGAGGTGGAAGACCTCACGAAGAAGTTCGCCAACTCGAAGAACGAAGACCTCGGCACCATCGAAGCGCAGTTCGACGCCATCAAGGCGAAAGAGCAGGAAATGGTCGAAATGCTTCTCCCTGGCGCGTGGGACGAGCTTTTCGAGAAGGCCGGAAACGACCTCTTGGACATGGTGGATCTGCTCACGTTCATCGCCTCGAACATCAAGGGCGCGGGCGTCGCGGCCAAGGTGGACTCGGTGAAGCCGGCCACCAAGGGCAGCCGTGAAATTTAATCCCTTGAACGACGTTCCCCCCGAGGCCGCCCAGGTCTCCGGGGGCGAATACCTGATCAACACGGACTACCGGACGGTACTCTCGTACCTCCGCCTGCTCGACGACAAGGACTTGAGCGACCAGGACAGGACCGCCCTGGCGCTCGTCCTTTTCTTCGGCAAGGTAAAGATCAAAGTCGGGGACGTTGGCGAGCTGGCGGCGTACCTTCGCTGGTACATCAACTGCGGCGAAGCGCCCGACCCGGACAAGAAAAAAGAACCCCGATACTTCGACATTCTCACCGATTCAGGCCGCATCTATTCGGCCTTTTTTCAGACCTACCACATCAACTTAAGAGATACCCGGATGCACTGGTGGATCTTCTGCGAACTCCTCGCGGGGTTGCCGAAGGGAACCCACCTTGCGGACGTGATCGATATTCGCGCGCGGCCTTTCCGCGATGACATGAAGCCCAGCGAGCGCAACGACCTGGCGAAGCTGAAAGCGCACTATGCGCTCGATGAATCGAAAACCGATGTTCTCGGCGGTCTATTCGAATCCTTGGCGGGGGTGTGCGGATGAGCGGCGCCTATGACGGATGGGTAAGGATCGGAACGAAGATCGATGATTCCGACCTTTCCGGCGACCTTGCGAACCTAAAATCGAAGCTGCAGAACGCCTCGGCTAAGCTCCGCGATGTAATGCAGGGGCCGGTCGCGGCTGTCCAAGAGATCGGCCGCGCCCTGCAGAAAGTCGGCCAGATCGTCAACGAGGTCGAAGGCGACTGGGCGGCGCAGGAAAAGGCCATCGCCATCAACAAGGCGACGCTCAAGGCCACCGGGGCCGAGACCTGGACGACCGCCGCAGCGCAACAGGCGCTTGCCGACAAGCTCCAAAAAGTAACCGGATACGCTGACGAAGAAGTTCTCTCCATGCAGAACGTCCTCCTTGGGTTCAAGAACATCAAGGGCGACAACTTCGACGTTGCGGCCGAGCAGATTCTGAACATGTCGAAAGTCATGGGGATGGACCTCGTATCGTCCGCCCAGGCCGTCGGCAAGGCGCTCGATGATCCGATCGCGGGCGTCGATTCCCTGACCCGCCAGGGCTTCCGGTTCTCAGCCGCACAGAAAGAAGTCCTCAAAGACCTCGTCAACACCGGCCACATGGCCGAAGCGCAAAAGATCATCCTTGACGAGCTGACGACCACCTACGGCGGCGCGGCCGCGGCGGCCAATGAAACCAGCTCGGCGATCAAGGAAAAGCTCGGCGTGGCGGTCGGCGAACTCAAGGAACGGCTCGGGAAATTCGCCACCGATGCGCTCGCGCCGTCGCGGAAAGAGCTCACCGGACTGATCGAGGGACTGTCCGATACCTTCGACATCATCAACCGAAACGGCAACGCGCCGGAGATTCTCACGAAGCTGGCGACCGGGCTCGGTGCGGCCACGGCAGGCGTTGCGGCCTTCGTCCTGGTATCTCAAGGCCATACCATCGTTACGGCCCTTGCCGGGGCGATTCAGGCGGTCGGCACAGCAATTTCAACCGGGCTCGGCCCCTACGCGCTTGCTGGGGCGGCTCTGGCGGCCCTGGTTGTCGCTATCCTTGGCGCCAAGAGGGCCGAAGAAGAACACGCCGAGGCGCTAGGGAAAAAGCTCGGGCAAATCAGGGAAGAACAGCAGGAAGTCAAATCCCTTGCTGACGAATACCAGAACCTTTTCAGCAAGGTGAACCCGACGGCGGACGAGCAGAACCGCATGGCCGAGATCGCCAAGACCCTGCATGAGCGCTTCCCTGACCTGACCACCGATACCCTAAACCTCGCCGCCGCGAACGGGACCCTGGCCGCGCGCACGATGGAAGCGGTGAAGGCCCAGGAACAGCAGAACCTCGCCGACTTCGTGAAGGCGAAAGAAAAGCAAATCACGGCGCAGTCAGCTACCGTTTCAGACTATACCCTTTGGACCACCGAGCTAAAAATCGAGCAGGCCAAAGAGGCCGGAAAAGAGTTTTTCCCGAAAAACGATGCCGAAAAAGCCGTTGTACGAATTCGGCAACTTCGAGAAGAAATAAAAGCCGCGAAGGCCAAGTTCGATAGCGACTGGGCGAGCCCCGCCGCGTCCACTTCCTCGACATCGACGAGCACGAGCACTTCGACCGGATCGACCTATACCGATGCCGAGAAGATCGCCAAGGCGAACTATGACAAGGTCGAAAAGCTCCTCGCCAGCATCGCCTTCTTCGACAAGCGCAACGCCCTCCACCCCTACACCGAAGAGGAGAAAAAGGCGTTTTGGGAAAGCGCCCGCGACCAGCTGTTCGACATCGACGCGCTCGACCTCGGGCCACAAGCTCTTGCGCTCAAGACCAAGGTTAAGGCCGCGATCGACAAAGCCTTCGCCCCCTACGGCGGGACATACGGCCTCAGCGAAGCGACGCTCGGCCCCGCCGATGCTGGACTGCAAGACCAGTACGACGCGATCGCACGCCGGGCCAACAACGAAATATCTGCTGGTCCCTCTATGCGCACCTTGGCGACGCTGGGAGAGATTGACCAGGGCTTGCAGGAGCTTTTCGACGAGGTGATTCGGCAGATTCATGCCGACATCGCCAAGAGTCCCACAATCTCAACCCTGGCCACCCTGGGCGACGCGGACGCGGGCTTAAACGAGCAATACGAAGCGATCGTGCGGGAAATCAACAACGCCATCGCCAATGGCCCGACCGTGGCCACCCTGGCCACCCTCGGGGAATCTGACGCGGGACTTCAAGAGCTTTACGACGAGATAATCCGGCAGACCAACAACGCCATTTCAATGGGGCCGTCCGTCGCCACGCTCGCGACGCTGGGCGAAGCCACCGAAGGGCTCGGCGAGCTGTTCGACCTCGTCGTGCAGCAGCTCAATGCGGCCATCTCGAAAGGGCGGATCGTTGCCTCGCTCGCCAATGAAGACACGACCGGGCTAGGCGACCAGTACGCGGCCATGAAGCCCGGACTCGCCCTGCAGGATGCGCTCAAGCCCTCCGAGGCGGACAGGTCTGATACCTGGGCCGTGTCCTACGGACGGTATCTCGATGAGATGGCGCGGAAATTATCACTTCTCGGGAAGATCATCGACGGCCTCAAGGATTCATGGGATACATTTTTTGAAGGTCTCGAAAAAGATGCTAAGGATTGGAGTGATGTCTTTAGCAGTATCTGGTCGAATGTCAAAGAGACGATCGGCTCCGCCTTTGAAACGCTCGGGCGGAATCTCGTTGATCAAACGACTAGTTGGACGGACTGGAAGGCGTCGGCGCTCAGGGCCCTTGCTTCCGTTCTAAAATCCCTCGGGTATCAGCTTCTCGCCCAGGCCGCGTACAACGTCGCCCTCGGAATCACCCACCTTCTTATGGGCGACTTCGCGGGAGCGGCAGCCGCCGCCGCATCAGCGCTTTTGACTGGTGCCGCCGCCGCTGCCGCGTTCGTGGGCGCCGGGATCGTCGAAGGGCTGGCCGACGATGTCGTGGAAGCGAACAAGTTCACCGACGCGCTCACCGACCAGAACGACGAGCTGCGAAAGAACCGGGAGCTGTGGACGCTCGCCAGCAAGGCCGCCGACGCCTACGCGGCGGTACTCGCCAAGGTAAAGGGCGCCGCGTCCGACTTCTACGCCGGCCTGCAGGATGTCGGAACCGAAATAACCTCGGCCTTGATCGACAACCTCGTGAACGGATTCTCCGCCGATGACTTTCTCTACGCGATGGAGGAGTACATCCGGTCGTCGGTGATCAAGGCGGCGGTCTACACCGAGAGCCTCATGGCTTCCGTGGCCGCGATCGGGCAGAAGATCAGCACGGCGATCGCCAACGGCGCGACGGCCGAGGACTTCGCCGACCTGGCCGCGGAGCTTCGGGCGCTGTGGGAAGCGGCAGCCGACAAGGCCGAAATCGTGACCGGGATCATCGACGAGGCGTTCGGTGGATCCTATGACGTGGGCTCGCTCTCCGTCCAGGGCGACCAGTACGCGAAGATTCACGACAGAGAAATGATCCTGCCCGCTGGCATCGCCGAGGAAGCCCGCCGCGCTGGCGTCGTGATCGGGCCGGCCGAAAACCTCGGGAGCATCGGGGCGGCGGGGATCGCCGCGCGTCAGATGATCAGCCTCACCCTGAACCTGGACGGCTCTATCACGGCGGACGGCAGGGAAATCGGCCGCATCGCCTATCGGCACTTCGACGAGTTCGCAGGGAGCGCCTATGGCGGTTGAAGTAAAAATCTCCGGCGTGACCTACGTGGGCGTCACCGACTCTGTGCAGATCACCGAGCAGGCGCGGGCGACCGCGAGCACGACGATCCAGGTACGCCTGGACGATTTGCCGATTCCGGTGTCCCTGCAGGCGGTCGAAATCCTCATCGATGACGTGCCGGTGTTCGCGGGCCACATCGAGAACGTCGACTCCCCGCAGTACGACACCGGCTTCGAGACGCGCGTCGTGTCGCTCTCGATTCAAAGCCTTGAGGCGATCCTGAACCGGCGCCTGATCACTCGGTCCTGGTACAACAAATATGTCCATGAGATCGTGCAGGACATCTACACCGAGTATCTCGCCGAGGAGGGCCTTACCATCGGCTCAATCTCGGTTACGACTGTGCAGCTCGACAGCTACAAGAAGTCGTACGAACAGGCCAGTTCGGTACTGAACGACCTCGCTAAGCGATGCGACGGCGCGAGCTTCTACATCTCCCCCGATAAAAAGTTCTACTTTCTCGTCTCCGAGGACTTCCCCCAGGTGGACGCCCCCGAGCATATCACCGGCTTGAAGCGCGTCGACGCCTACGGCGACCTCCGCACCGTCCAGGTGATGAAGGGCGCAAGCTCGCGCATCGTCGGCACGGCGACCAACGCCACCCTGCTGGCCGAGATCGCGGCGCTGTCGGGCACCTCGGGCAAGATCGAGAAGATGGAGTCCGACGGCACGATCCACAACCCGACGAAGGCCGGAACCGAGGCGACCGAGCGCCTGGCGCAGTACGCGGAGCGGGAAATCACGCTGACCTGCACCTGCCACGACCTCACGAAGACGGCGCTCTATCAGACCTGGGCGATCTACTCCGGGCATTTCCCGACCGCTCGGCAGCTCCCGACCGGGGCGGCGCTCCCTGGCGCCGCGAGCGTCTACCCGCTCGACATGACCGGGCTCTACACGGTCGTGCAGCGGACGATCACCTGCTACGGCCCTGACCAGTACAAAGTCGCCGTAACGCTTAAAAATCGAAACTTCTTCGCCCGATACGGCTATTCGATCAGGAAGGCGCTGGAAGACGCGCTGCGCGCGGGCGCGGCCATCGACGACATCCACAGCGAAAACCAGTTCACGCCGAACAAAAAGATCGAGGCCCGCGCGAAGTGGAACGCGATCGCCGCGGAAAAGGATCTGCTCGACGAGCAGGCCGACACCTATGCGATCGTCGAAAAGAAGGCCACCTACGACGCCGCGTTCCAGGCCCTTGCCGACTACCTCAACGGCGGCACCGCCTGGGTGAGCGGCTACCCGCTCTGGATTTCAGGCGACGAGCTTTCGGAGACTGAGGAGATCGACAGCGAAACCTTCGAGGGGAAGTGGAGCGATTACGACGCGGGAAAGGCCGACCTGTCGACCTCGATCACTGCCGCCGCCTCAGCCGCCGCAATCGCCGAATCGCTTCTCGCCGTCCCGGCCTACACCCCGCAATACCTCGGGGCCAAAAAAGACGCGATACCGACCGGCGGGAAAGAGGGCGATGTCTACTTGCTCTACTCCGAGACGCCGAACACCGTCACCCCGCCGACCGTAGCCAACCCGCCCGATCATCGCGGCGTGTTTCGGTATACGTCCTCCGTATGGACGTGGACGACCGCGCCGGCGGATATGTACAAGGCAATCCGCGACATCGCGGACATCTGCAAGGTGCTCAACGCCGGCGGCACGGCACCGCTCTACGGCGTTGAAGCCGACTATGGTGTGAGCGAATCGCTTGAAACCGCCCATATCGGGCTGGCGCTGATCGACTTCCTGCGCGGCGGCTCGGCGTCCTTCTCGGGCGACGTGGACATGAAGAACGGCACCGTTCGGGGCGTCCTCAATACCCCGGTCATGGCAACCACCGACCCGACCACAGGCGCGACCGTTCCCACGCCTACGCCGACGTACTGGGCCGGGTCCGCGCTCATCTCGCATTGCGCGGGGCTATCGAACGGCTGGCACGCGGCGACCGGAACCTTTGGAGGAAAGAACGTCACCCACGTGGTGAAGGGCGGCGCGGACAACTCTGTGGCTTACCAGTCCGACGATGCCGAGGTGGCGACCTCGGCCGCAGATTGGGCAACAGTAAAGAGCTTCACGGCGCAGGAGACCGGAAAGGTAAAGGTCTACGCGAAGGGAAGGACGTATTACACAATATTCGGGCATGTGAACACCGGCTATTGGCGCGTACTGGTAAATGGAAATAAAGTGGCGTCGGTCAGCGGGTACAGCATCGCTCAAATCGAACTCTTCGGCACCGAAATAACTGTCGCGGTTGGCGACACCGTTCTTATCCAGGCCAAGTCCAGCAAGTCCGGCCAAAATGTCTGGACGAGCTACGCCCGAATCTGCCCCGCCGTTGATACCATTGGAGTCTGGAACAACACCGACAACACGGCGCTGATCATCAATAACGTCGATTACTACAACACGGCCGGGAACGTCCATGAATCCACGCTCGCTGATTTCCTCACCTCGGCCATTGACGACTACTGGCGCGGTATCGACTTCATAAACCTGTTCGACGGCAAGGTGCGCGGCTCGATCGAGCAGGCCGTTGCCTCATCAAGCGCCTACGGCGGCAAGACCGTCGTATCGGTCTACATCACTGGCGATGCCTCGATCCGGCTCACCTTCGCCGACACGACCACGGTGACGATCTACGCCGCCGACTTTCTGACCACCGCCGGGAGCATCACCCTCGCCACAACCACGGGCAAGATGACGCTCCGCCGCGCGCTGACCGACCTCGGCTATCACATCTACGCCGACCTCATCCCCGGCACGAGCGACGAGCAGATCATCGTCCAGAACCAGGTCACTGGCCAGGAATTCTCGATCATGACCCTGCGCGCCCCTATTGGCGCAACCACCGAGGCCACGCACTCGCAATCGTGCATCGTCGCCAACTCGGGCCAGTACATCGACTGGATCCACGACATTTCCACGCACAATTACGCGGGCGTCGATGCGGTGAAAGTGGTCGATGTGATCATGTGCCTCAACGCCGCGCTCAAGGGCAAATGGGAGTGGTATCGCAGGAAGTGTGTCGACGGCACGGCATACGGCACCTATGGGACGATGGAGGCCGATTTCCTGGCCATGTCCCTGTCGGGCGATGGGGCGCTCTGGACGAAGGGCGGCATCGACACTGACGGCAATATCACCGCCGACGGGAACGTGGCGCCGACCGGGTATGTCCAGCCTGCTGGCGGCTACAAGAGCGCCGACGGGAGCGCGGGGCTGACCTCGACCTTCATTGTTGCCGAGGAAGTGTGGACCGATGACCCCGAGGGCGGATATTGGACATCGGTATTAAAAGATTTGGTGTTTAAGAATGGGCTTTTGATTTCAAAGACAACGCACTAACGGAGGTATGGGTATGTTTAGATTTTTTTCGTGGATCCTTTCGGCGCCCGCGATCGCATCGGCGGCTATCGTTGCGCGGTTTCTGGCGGCGATTTTCCGCCGCTAAGGAGTTGATATGGCTTTTAGCCTAGTGAATTACCTTCGCAAGACCTACGGAATCGGAGTGCTGCCGGTCTACGACGACCCCACCGACATGAACGCCCGCGAGGCGGCGATCGACAAGCTCTCGCAGGACCACGATGCCGAGACCGCCCCCGGCCGCGCCCTCGTCGAAGCCGCGACCGCATCCGCACAGCGGACGGCGCTGGACGTTGACAGCAAGGCCGAGGTCACGGCAAAGGCGAACGCGGCGCAGTCGGGCGCTGAGAGCACGGCGGCGGCGGCGCTCGCAGGGCATGTAGCGGCGCCTGACCCGCATGCGCAGTACGCGCTCGAGTCGGAACTGACTCCTGCCCTTGCGGCCAAGGCCGACCTGGTCGGGGGGAAGATACCCGCGGGGCAGCTCCCGGCCTATGTGGACGACGTCCTCGAATTCGCGAATCTCGCGGCATTCCCGGCCGTGGGCGAGACAGTGAAGATCTACGTCGCGCTCAACACCAATCTCACCTACCGCTGGTCTGGATCGGCCTACGTTGAGATATCACAGAGCCTCGCGCTCGGAGAGTCTTCGGCGTCGGCATATCGCGGAGATCGTGGAGCTGAGCTCTATGCACTCAAGGGAAACATCCCGTCGGCATCCGAAAAGACAGCCCTGACTGCGGGCTATACCCATCTCTCGAAGCTGGCGGCCGCGGAGGCGTATTCGGCCCTCTGGTCCTATTATGTGGCAGCCAAGATGCCGCCCGCCCTACTGCGCGAGATAGTAGAGGCGTCCTCGTGCGGAGCGGCGACGGTGAAGGTCGATGACCTTGGCTTTCCCTCGATGATGTACATCATCAGGGGGCCGATCCTTGCGGGACATCTCCATGCCGATATGGGAGCGACGACCGCCCTCAGGACCGCCATCATCGCGGCGGCAGGCTCCGGCTACACTGCGAACGATATCCTCACCATCGCAGGTGGATCGGGTGGAACGGTCCGAGTCCTCACGGTAGATGGATCGGGCGCCGTCACCTCCATCCAGATCGCCAATCCCGGTACGGGCTACGCAGCCGCTACCGGCGCCGCGACGACCGGAGGAACCGGAACAGGCTGTACGATCACGACTACGATCGGCCCCGTGCATCCCGCGTTCCGCGTCAATGACGTTGAGAAGATGGAGATCCTCATTTCCATGTTCAAAGCCACGAGCTTCAACGGGACAACCTACCATGGATCGGGCGCCGGCTATCGCGCGGTATCCTGGCCTGGCCTCATGCCCACCGGATCGCTCGACTTCGACGCGAGCAAGGCCATTCACACGCAGAAGGGCACGGGCTGGCACATGATGTCCATGTGGGAGCGCGCTCTCATCATGTGGCTCAGCATGAAGATGAACACGGAGCCGAGGGGAAACACGTACTACGGCCGCAGCCATGAATCAGGGTACGAGTACGAGTGCGCGGTCCGCTCTGACGGCCTCGCTCCTGGATATGCAGGCGGTACCGCCAAGCATCGCAACGGGTCCGGACCCTCGAAGTGGTCCCACAATGGCGAACGTTGGGGAATTTACGATCTTGTCGGCTCGATGTCCGAATGGACCGATCTTTTCAAACTCGTCGACGGGCTCATCAAGATGCCGAACGACAACAACTTTGCGCTCGCCGAAGCCTCCTGGCCCTCGCAGGGCGTCTACCTCGACAACACGGCCGCAGGATCGGGCGGAGCCCCCAGGCTCAATGCCTCTCTAGTGAACGCGCTCACCGATCCGAACTACTCCTCCGTCACGCACAACGCGCTGACCATGACGGCCGAATACGACGCCCTCGATCTCGCCGTCCGCCAGAGAATGCTCGCTGCGGGGATCTCGCCGAAGATCGTCGGTGCCGGAACCAATCCTTGGTCGCCGAAGGGAACGCTTTACCTTCGAAATTACAGCGAGCGTCTGCCGTACTGCGGGGGCGGCTGGAGCAGCGCGTCCGGTGCCGGGCTCGCGTCCCTCGACCTGAGTAGCCTTCGCTCGTTCGTGGGCGGCAGTATCGGCTCTCGCTCGGCTTTTATTTCTCTCTCCTGATCCTTGATCTTAATTCTTTGGAGTTTCTTGTATGGACAACTTGACCGTGCTGACAAAGTGGGAAGATCTCGCCGGATATGCGTACATCGCGATTAAAAGCTACCCCAAGAGCGAGCGGCATACTTTGGCCGCGAGCACGATGATCGGAGGCATTTATGGTAGAGCATTTTGATACCGAGCAAGCCGCGAAAAGGCGGCGCAATGAACTCTTGGACGCGTCGGCCTACGCCCAGCGCCCAAGCTTCGCCGAGAGGTATACGAAAACGAGCGTGGAGGAGTTTGCAAGGTACGACCGCCACCTCTACGCTGTAGTCGATGCGGTAACAGCATATCCCGCTGACATCGACTGGCCCGCCGCGCCCGTGCCGCAGACCATCGCGGATTTTAACTCCAGTCTGCCGCACGTCGAATTTGGGTCGGAAGTCTAATCCCGGCCCCCTGCGGCCATCGGAGGCATCATGGACGTATCGACTGTAACGAGGGACGCCGCTATCGGGGCCGCTGCCGCCGTGGTCGTGCCCGCCGCGATCTACATGGGGATGAAGTAAAAAACAAGGCTGCGAAGGCCGGGAGGATAACATCATGAGCGAACAGCAGAAAAAGACGCTACAAAACGTCGGCATCATCGTTTCGACAGTGGTCGCCATCATCATGACGACCCTGACCCTCTCGGCCAACTCGACTGTAAAAATCCAGACCGAGAAAATGGCGAG